TTGAAGACCTGAAGAGTAGTCAAGAGTACCACTCATAGCTAGAGCACTAGCAACGTCAGCAGATGTGACGATGAAGTTACCCTTTCCTCTACGAGTTTGCTGTGCGATTGCGTTAGCATCTCTTTCAATTTGGAACATAAGTCCCTTGAATTTCTCAACTGACCATCTTCCGTTTGAGTCAACGTCTAGGTCAAATACACCAGCGTTGGCAACGTTGTTCTGAGCACCCTGTTTTGCAACAGTATAAACAGTTCTAACAACTTCACGGTTGATTTCTGCAAGGATCTCACTAGACAATAAGTTAGCAAGTTCTTGCTCTGCATCAAGACCGTGAATTGCCTTCAAGTCCTGTGCAAGTTCTAGAGTGTATTCTGCTTTCAAAGCACGAGTCTTTGCAGTAACAGAAGTCTTCTCTATACTGAAGCTCATCTCGTTGAAGAGAGTAGATCCAGATCCTAATGCTTCAGCATCTTCTCTTGCGATGTTACCAGCTTGACGCTCGTAGTTACCAGTAGTTGTACCACCACCAGTAGCATCGTTAAGAAGTCCTGGGTTAGCATCAGTTGTTCCACCGTCTCCTAGAGGAGATACTGGATCATTAAATGCTGCAGGTCCCTGAGTATTTCCAGAGAAGTTTGTGTCAGGCTCATTGAAGAGTGCTTCGTCACCAGCTCTTAGGTTAGCACCATTTTGCTGATAATGACTCTTCATTGCGAAGATAAGACCAGTAGGTCCTGACATTGGTTGAACACCACAGATGTCGTATGCTACCAAGTTTGGCATTGCACGACGAATGAGGTTGATCATTACGGGGTCAAATCCAGCTAGACCACCCGTTTGGGTACCTAGACCTGAACCTGAAAGACCAGCAGCACCGATAGCTCCAACTGTGTTGGATGCTTCGTTAATCATGCCACGCTCTTCACGTATTTGATTTTCTGTATTTTCTAACAGTACAGCAGTAACTGCCTTTCTATAATTGTCCTTAATGGTGCCAGCACCTTCATGACTTAGAACAGGTGACCACTTTTCTGTTAGAGCTTTTGAATTAAACATTTCGTTTATGCTCTTTAAAAAGTTTTTGAATTGATATATGTATTCCAGCGATTCATTGCGTCAACATAACTTGCCATTGCTGGATTCAAGTCAGTATCAACACCTTCTACTGGAGTTTCGTCTGCAACTTCACTTTGGGTTACAGTTGATTCCTTGAAGTAAGACTCTTTGATAGTTTTCACTTTCTTAGAGAACTCCTCTTCAGTGGTGAACTCAACACCCTCAGCGAGTGCTGCTAATTTGTCCTTCTGAGTATCTGCCAATCCTTCTGAAATATTTTTCAGAATAACAGTTTTTGCAGACTCGTCTAAACGTTTTTGAAGTTTCACATTTGCTTTGACCTGTTCGTCAAGGCGTGTTTCCATTTCACGAATTGATTCAGCCATACCTTCTACCACCTCAACTTTATCATCGGGGATAGAAATGTAGTGCTCTTCAAAGAGACCCTTTAGACCTGCGATAAAGTCTTCTGTGATCTCATTTCTTATTCCACGGTCAACAGCAACTTGATTTTGCTCCATCCATTGACCTATGGCGTAGTTAACTGTACCATCAACTTCCTCAGAGAGTGCTGCTGAAGCAGCTTTCACTTTCTCTTCGTGTGCTTTGGTAAAGTGTTCTACAAGCTTGTCGTACTCCTCTTTGAGTTTTGCTTTGATTGCTGCTTCAAAGATTGTCTTTGCTTTCTCAGCAAACTCTTCTGAAAGTTCTGTACCTTCAAGGAGTGCTTTTACGTCGTCAGATACATCTACGGATTCAAACGACGGTTTGATAGGATAACCTACATCAGGACCAGTACCTGTTCCGTATGCAGCATCAGAACCAACAGTTGGTTGTGTTCCTTGATCTCCTGCATCATTGATGTTAGATGTCTGAGCAGATCCATCGCTTTGTACTGCCTTGTCTCCAACAGGAGCGGCTGCTTTAGCACCTGGATTTACTTCTCCATCGTCATCATGCTCATTAGGAGTAGTTGATGTTCCACCAAGATCAGTTACTGACTGTCCTGCTGGAGCAACATTAGTACCTACTGTAGGCATTGGATCTTTTCCGCTACCAGAACTAGTCTGTGCGTCAGAGACCTGAGAAGGTTCACTACCTGTGCCAGGAATAACAGTAGCTTGGACGGTAGGCATTGGATCCTGACCACCTTCAGCTACGATCACCTTTTGCTCGGTAACAAGCTTCTCAAATTTTTCGTTTAACATATCTGGCATTTGAGATTATCCTCGTAGTTTTCCGTATAATAATATCTAAGTATATTTATAGATTCAAAGATTTGAAAGGAAATGCTCAAATGCTTTGAGCGTTCTTTCTTCTAAGTTGTGGCGTGTAGCCCCATCTATTGACTGTTGGTATTTAGCAATTACTTTTTCCTTTAGTAATCCATTATCCCATACCCATTCTTTACCTTCCATGATTCCATTTACGAAAGCATCGGGTGCGGAGGGGTCAGCAACAATATCTGCAGCTGTAGTTAACATGAAGTCATCGCAAACAACGTTTACATCTTCACGCTTATCAATGCTTCCCATACCACGAGAGGAAACACCTAGTTGAACTCCTTCTCCTAAAAGGGATTTGGCAATTTTACCCATTGGTGTATCAAGGATCTGTGCCTTGCCAACAAAGTTATTACCTTCCGCTTTAAGTGAAGTAATCCTATGAGAAACTCTATCCAAATTAATGGTAGGTCCATCAGGATGACCAAGTTCACCAAGAGCACGTTTTGATTTTACATATTCCTCACTGTAACGCTCTACTTCTTTGTTAAGAACATTAAAGGGATACATACGACCATTGCGATTCTTGATTTCACCTTGGAGAAATACTCCTTCAATATAAAGAAGTTTCTTGCCATCACGCTCCTCAGTCAGGAGTTTAATGTCATCAATTTGTTCCGTTATCAGTTTCATTGGATGGTTCTTCCGTCTTAGTTGGTTCATCAAAATATGTATTTGCTACAACCTTTTTGTAATCTGCCATTGCTTGTGAAGCTTTGCCAAACAACATGTCGTGAACTGCATCAATAGCAGTTGCTCTTTGATTATTAGCAATTTTGCCAATAATATCTACAGATCCCAACTCTTTAGGAGTACTATCTGGAGGAGTAACTTCAGTTTTTTCAGTCATAATATGAGTTCAATATAATTTATTTAGTATTATTGCTAGGTTTAGGTGCGGATTTAATTTTTTCTAATTCTTTTTGATGCTCATCATCCGCTAATTCTTTCTCAATTTCTGGTTGGAAAGCAGCATTTTGACGATCCATTGTATCAAATGTATTAACATCTGCTGGAGACATAACAAGACCAGACTCAATTTCTCTAGTCATTTGCTGATCCATCTCTTTGTAGTCTGCATCCTTTTGATTTAATATATGACGACGTACATGTTCTATAGAGAAATACTTTCCAACAAATGGATCCATTTGAGTTACAGTCATCATTCTCTGATTCATCATTTCAATCTGTTTTAACTCATTGAAATGATTATCAAATAAGAAATCATACTGGATATGCTCTTTCATATCATCCCAATCTTCAGGAGCAATTACTCCTTTAAGGATGAGTTGAGTCTTGAGCATGTCTTGGAACATCTCACTAAATCTTTTACGAAGTCTTCCAATGAACTTGGTAAACTTAAGCTCGTCACGGAGGACTTCTGTGGTTTTACCAAGGTTAAATCCTTTGTTGTCGTCTGTGAGACGGGAAGGAGGAAGATTGAGGCTGTTATAAAGCTTCTTCTTAAAATACTCAACATCCTTGAGTTCTCCTAGATTCTGTCCACCAGGTAAGGTGGTGATCTCAGTTCCACGACCACCCTCTCTACGAGGTAACCAAAAATCTTCTAGCATACTCATGTGCTTTTTGTCGTCACGCATTTCTCCAGTATTGGAGTCGTAAACTAACTTGTTACGATAACGTGCCATAACATCACGTAGATACTGTTCCGCTTTTACTTTTGGAAGGTTACCTACATCAATGTAAAATATTCTACGTTCAGGAGCACGTGACAATCTGTATATAACAAGAGAGTCTTCAATCATTCTCAATTGATTGAGTGACTTGATTGCCTTGTGTAGGAAACCAAGAGTCATTCTCTTGTTTAAATCTTGTAATCCAGATGGTGCAAATGTAATACTATCTACTGCCATCTTGACACCCTGTGATAATGACATATCACCTACAGGTCCAAGAACTCCACCTTTGTAAAAACCTTTTGGGTTATAGAGATAATAATCTACAAACGTACCGTACTCATGCTCAAGTGCTGTTCCTTTAACTGCTTGACGAGAAAGAGAATCTTTTGCAGTATTGTCAATTTTTTGTCTGACCTTCTTGATCTTCATAGGATCAATGTAACGAAGCTCAGTAATACCTTTCTTTGGATTATCTAAATCTATAACTTTATGATAAAAAATTCGTCCGTCAATATACCATGAACGAACGATCTCATGTGCTCTATTATCAAAATTCATTAAACGTTTGATATACTCAAACTCAGCACGAACTTTGTTCTTAATACCTGCACCAGATTGTAAATTATCTAAATTTATTTCTACTGGTGTATCATGAGCATCACTAACAATAAATTCATTAACAACTTCATCTACTGCACTATCCACTTCTGGATGTAATGCCATATCACGATAACGACGGATCATTTCAAACTCATTACGAGCTTGATTATCCGTGTCTACATATGTCCCATAGTAACCACCTGCTGCTACGGCAATTGCCTCATCAGCATTAGGAGGCACGGGGGATTGACCCTTCCGTGCCTCTTTGCGATTAATCTGGAAGCCAAATAACTGACTCATGATTACTTATTTACTACTTCTTCTGATCTATTTATTAGACTACCTGAAGTCCAGAAACGCCATCTCTATTACCTGCTTCTGCTGTGAAGTAAGAATATTGCCACTCAACAGTGAATTCTTCAATCTGATCATTGCTGTCATAAGCAAGATCAATTTGAGAAACGTTAGTTGGGAAACAATACCTGAGACTATACGCTCTTAGGATTGCACCTTCTTCTGAAGAATCCTTCTCAAGTTGCTTAACTCCAAGGTCAGCCATGTAACCATCGCTATTGTTAGGAGTAAAGAGTGGAGAAGTATTACCTTCATGTGTGTTGATGCTATTTGCCCACTGCTCAAAGAATGAACGTAGCTTGAAGTCTTTATCATTAAAGAATGTAGCAGTCCAAGTATCAAAGGTGCGATCACCTGCAATCTTAACTGTACGTCCTCTAAAAGGAACTTCTATAACACCTAGATTAGATCCAGGAAGTGCAGCAGACTTACAAAGAATATTTGTAAGTTGCTGGTCTTCTGTTTGTAATGCAATTGATTGTGGGAAATTGATATCAATCAAGAACATATTGGGCTTAACGCCCTGTCCAATTTTCTGTAGAAATTGACTTACATTTGACGATGCCATTTGTTTACCTCGTTAGTTTTAATTCGTTAATTTTATCTACCAACCACTTCAGCGAACGATACGCCCGTTCTTGTAGCAGTAACTGTGACTGTCACGTAGTTGATTGAGCGAGTTGGCTTGAGGTAGAGTTCAGCAACAAATTCATTTCTGTCAATGACTTCAGGTGTATTGTTACTATCATCACAAACAACTAGGAAGTCTGTAACACCTCTACGTGCTTGAACCTCAGAAAGGTAAGAAGACATAGAAGCATTAAATCCTCCACGAGTTGTACTATCATTTTGCTCAAAGAGGATACCCTCAGCAAGAGCACGTGCTCTCTTCTCAATGTTAAGGAAGAGACGGCGAACATTGATTCTATCAAATGCTCCAGGTGAAGCAAGTGCAGTTTTATCACCGAATAGAATTGGTCCAGCACCAGGGAATGAAACAACAGGGTTAATGCTGCTGCTATAAAGATCATCTCTTTGTGACTTATTAGGATTGAATGCTAGTTTTACAACATTTTGCAATCCACCACGATTAGTACCTGCAGGAGAGAACCAATCATCAAGGGTTGCAGAAGTAGATACACAAAGACCAGCGATATCTCCATTACATCCAATGTAACGATACTTATCGTTGAATCTATCGTATGTGTACTTAACTCCACTATCCTTAACAACATAAGAACTGGATGCAATTGTATCCATGAACTCAGTTGTATTTGCTAACTGTTGTGCAGGTGTTAATGCAACGTTACCAGAACTTGCAATCTGATCTCCAGTCCAAGGAGAAACAAATGCTACACAATCTTTTCTGCTGTTAGCAACACCAGCAACAGAAGCAGCTTTTGCACGAGTATCAGTTTCGTTAGCAGCATCTCCACCTTGTAATACAAAATCAACAGTTGTTTCTTCTGTATCTAAGAATAGATCATATGCAGAACCAATTTCACCAGCAGTGTATGCAAAGTCATCTGTACCACCACTAAGTCCACCACCAGCAGTCTTAAGAATTCCTGCTAGAACTAATGGAGCACCAGAAGTAGCACCATAAGATGCTGCTGCAGCACCAGGATCTTCACCCTGAGTTGTGAATTCAGCAGAAGTTAATGCAGCTGCATAGATGTATTGTGAGAACTGATTAACTGAATCTTTCCAATAAGATGAGTTACCTTCTGGTGTCTTACCATCAGATAGTTTAGAAAGATATGTTAAACGCTCAACGATTGTATTTGTTGAAGTGTCAATTACAGCAACGTGAACTTCGTCTTTAGAAAGAAAACGCTCTGAAGCAAACGCTGATGTTCCTGGTCTAGGAGCGATTGATTTATAAGTTAAACCTGTTGATCCGATTGCAGTTGCATTCCAATCTGAATTTGTAAATGCAGTTGCTGTATCTCCAGCAGCTGGAGTAGGAGCTGCAGTTCCTTGAATAACTCTGACTGTTCCAGCGTCAACAACTTCCACAACTTCATGAGTAACACTGTTATCATCTGAATAGTTATTACCAACAGATAATCCATGACCACTCTTAGCAATTGTCCAGTCTGCTCCACTATCTACAATTACAACATGAAGATTATTTCCATCTGCACCTGCATCTCTTGCAGCAAATTTTTCTGCACTTCCAGCACCTGCATCATAGTCTTCTTTAGATGCTATGAGAACTGCTGATCCATCTAGAGTTGCATTAAGCACTCCAGTTGCTGCACGAACAACTGCTAGTTGTCCACCATAACGTAGAAATTCAGAAGCAACCAACCAATCACCAGCGTTAGCCTCAGATGGTGCACCGAATGTATCAATTAGTTCTCTCTCAGAACCTATGTTAACTATTTTGCCTACTGGTCCTTTGCGAAATGATGAAGCAATAGCACCTCTCAGTGCAGAAGCTCCAACCACAACAGCATTGGATAAATCACGTTCTTTAATAACAACACCAGGCGAGACTTGACTTGCCATGTTTTTACCTCTTGGATATTCCAAAAATTTTATCTTTAATTATTTAGAATATCCCATTGCTTCAGAGGGGAAACAATGCACGAACTCTTTACCAGTCTGGATAACCCCAATCAGAAAATGGATTTTTCTTTTTTCTTGCTTTTATAATTCTTGTTATAGTACAATCCTTACATTCATATGAATAGG